CGTTGACGGAGGTTTACTCCGTCACATGGCAGAAGGGCGGCGGCATGCCGACCGATCGCAGCGGAACGTGGAGCGATAGCCTCGGGAGTTTCTCCGTAGAGGCGTTCGCGGCAATCGGCGCGACGTATGGGCAGCGGGCATCGTTCAGCGTCGGCGGCTTGACAGGTTTTGCAGTATGTACCGGCGTTGGCGGCAGCGTTCAGGTGAACGACGCCCGGCGGTACTCTGCAACCTTTCAAATCGTGAGCTAATCCATGACGCTGACCAAGCAGCAAATCCTTGCGGCGGATGATCTCGGCCTGCTCGAAGTCCCGGTGAAGTCGTGGGGCGGGAGCATCTACATCCGCGTGATGAGCGTGGCCGAGCGGGACGCCTACGAAAACGAGTGGGTCCGCTCGAAGCAGACCGGCGTGGACAACTTCCGCACGAAGTTTCTCCAGAAGGTCATCTGCGACGAGAAGGGCGAACTGCTCTTCACCACGCCCGAGGATATTGCCGCTCTGGGCAAGAAGAGCGCCAAGGTCATGGGCCTCATTTGGCAGAAAGCGATGGAGCACAACGCCCTCACGGAAGAGGACGTGCAAGAACTGGGAAAAGCCTAAACGCCAGGCCGACGCGCCGGTTCATGTTCCGCCTGGCGGCCCACCTCGGCATGACTGTCCGCGAACTCGGAGAGCGGATGGACTCTCGCGAGTTTGCCGAGTGGGTGGCGATGCACCGTTTCTTTGAGCCGCTGCCCGATCCGTGGAGGCAGACGGGGCTGCTAGCCTCCGCATCCCTTGCGCCATACTGCCCTAAAGGCCGCACGCCCAAGGCCGAAGACTTCGTGCCGGTCGAGACGCCGAAGCAGCACGACAACCAGATTGCCGACGCCATTGAGCAGGCGAAGGCTCGCATGGCGAAGAAAGGCTCCGCGTAATGGCTACCGTCCTCGGCTTGGCGATGAAGATCACGGCAGACGCCAGTGGTCTCCAGAAGAGCCTGACGCCGGTAGATCGGGCGCTCCAGAAGTTGGGCGAGCAGGCGAGCGCATCGGCGTCGCTGTTCGACAAGTTCCTGGGCAGCACTAGCGGTGCGTCGGCAGCCCAGCGGCAGGTGGCCACTGACATTGCGTTTCTTACGTCGGCCCTGAAAACGGGGCAGGTCACTGCCCAACAGTTCGCGGAAGAGTTTGCGAAGATTCAGGCCGAGGCTTCTGGCACTGCTGCGGCGTTTGCCGAGGCGGCATCCATCTCTGAGCGTTTCGGCACGTCTCAGGAGAAGCAGGCCGCCAGGCTCGAGCGTCTCACCCAGCTTTACGACATGGGTGGATTGAAGCTCGACGCCTATGTGCGGGCGTCAGCGGACGCCATCGGCATCAACGAACAGGCGGCACGGTCAGAGCAGGAGCGCGCACGCTTCTCAGCGCGTGCCTCTCAGTTGCAAGAGCAAGCCCGAGGCCCACTTGGACGCTACGACGACGAAGTGCAGGAGCTGGTCACGCACCTCAACGCTGGCAGCCTCACGCAGCAGCAGTTCAACACGCTGGTGGCCCAGGCCACGCAAACCTTCGTCCGTGCCGAATCCGCTGCGAAGGGCTACGACGCGGCCGTGGAGCAGGCGGGCAAGAAGGGCAACCTTGCCTTCAACGAACTGGCGGGCACGCTGGCCGTCCTGCCGGGGCCGATTGGCAACGTGGCCGGTAGGCTCTCGGGCATTTCCAGTGCGGCCGAGGGGCTCAACCGCATCTTCTCCAACGGCGGTGGCATTGGGCAGTTTGGTGCCGCTATCGCCGGGCTCGTGAATCCGACGACGCTGGCCCTTGGTGGGCTGGCTGCGTTTGGTGCTGGGGCCGTGGCCGTGGGCCGTGGGCTCGTGCAACTCGAAGGCGAGGTCGAGCGGCTGGGCCAGTTGGCCGAACGGCTTGGCGTCTCGTTTGGGTTTGTGCAGGTTCTGGAGACGGCTGCGAATCAGACGGGCACCAGCGTTGAGGCGCTCGGCGGCAGTTTCACCAAGTTCCTCCGCTCGGTGGACGATGCCCGCGATGGTGGCAAGAACGCTGCCGCTGCGTTCAAGACGCTCGGGCTGAGTACGGAGGACGTGCGGAACGCAGACCCCGAGACGCTCTTCACGCAGTCGGCCGACGCCATTGCCCGCATTGCCGACCCGGCGAAGCGTGCCGCCACGGCGGTGGCCCTGTTCGGCAAGAGCGGTGCCGAGTTGCTGCCGGTGTTCCGGCAGTTGGGTGCCGCTGCGGTGGACCTCGAGCGGATCGGCGGGGCGCTGACTGATCGGCAGCGCGCCGAGATAGACGCTTTTGGCGATTCTCTGGACCGGCTTGGCGTTGCGTCGCAGGGGCTGAAACGGCAACTCACGGCCAACTTCGCCGGGCTTGGCAAGATCGTGGCGGATAACACAGCCGAGGCGATTGGCGGGCTCAATCGCTTCGTCCGTGACCTCGACGACGTTGCGAACGACAAAACATGGGCGGGCTTTCAGAAGTCGGCCGACAGGCTGAAGTTCGACCGCGAGATCATAGCGAGCCGCGAGCAAATGGCGAAGTCGCTCCAAGAGGGGCGCACGAACGCAGCGATTGCCGAACTGGTCAACTCGCTCGGCCTAGCTGGCGACGGATCCATCCGGCTTTCCGGTGATCTTGAGAAGGCACAGGCCCAGGCGGCGGCCCTCGGCAACAACGGCAACAAGGCTTTCCTTGGGTTCGTGAAGTCGCTGGAAGACGTGGCGGCTGCCGCCGAAGGGGCCGGGCTCTCCGAGGAGCAACTGGCCCGTGCCGTAACGGCTTCGCGGCAGGACTTCGAGAAGCAGATCGAATTGCTGGGCCGTGAGGCTGATGCCCAGCAGCAAGCCGCCGAAGCAGCCAAGAAGGCCGCAGAAGATCGCGTGCGGGCTGCGGAGCGGCTGGCAGAAGCAGACCGCCAGCGCGCGGACGCATTCATCCGGCAGAACGGCCTCGGCAACGAAAGCGACGCCGCCGAGAACCTGCTGGCGATCACGCGGCAGATCGACGAGGCCGAGACCGCCATCGTGCAGGCCCGCGCCAAGGGCGACGCAGAAGCCGAGAAGTCGGCAATGCGGCGGCTCCAGATTCTCGACCAGGCCCAGGCCGCCGCCCAAGACACGCTCGACTTCGGCTTCAACGCCAATGACATCCAGCAGGCGATTCGCGGCGCGCAGGACGAACTGAATGCCGTCATTGCCAAGGCTGGCGAGTTTGGCCAGGCGGGCGTGCAGGCCGGGCTTGAGTTCCAGCGTGGGCTGGAGAAGGCTAAGGCCCAGTTGGAAGGCGAACTTATCGACCCGAAGGGCTTTGACGAAGCGATTCAAAAGCAGCAGCAACTCTTCAACGACCGTATCAAGCGGCTCGAGGAGATCCGCAACCTCGAACTACAGATCATCGAAGAGCGGGCCAGCATCGAGGAAGACCGGCTCGCCGCTCTGCGTCGCACCGCACAGCAGCCGCTTCAGATTGCCGACATCCGCACGCAAGAGGGCGCGTCGGAACTGGTGCGACTCGCCACGGGCCGCGACGACCCGGCGATTGAGGAATACCGGAAGCAACTTGACCAGTTGCGGAAACTGGAAGCCAAGCTCGACCGCTTGGGTGCCGTCCCCGTCGAAATCATGGGTGGATAATGGCAGTTACCGGATCACGCGAACTCGGCCGCTCCTTTTCGCACCGATTTGGCGAGAGCCCAACGGCGCAGATCCGCGTGGCCTTTGACCTTGACGGCGCGACAACCACGCAGAGCATCCTTACCGGCGGCGGCTATTTGCACGGCACGGCGCACCCAGAATACGGCTACATGCTGTGCGTCGATGGGCAGGTCACGGAGTCCAGCACCTACAAGGCCGAGGCCGTGTATTCGTTCGCCACGCCAGCGGAAGGCACCGGCGGATTTCAAGCCAGCCCTCTTTCCCGCCCGGACGTGTGGAGCTTCTCCACGAGCGGCCTGTCGGTGCCCACATTCCGCTTCTACAACGGCAGCGGCAATGGCGATATCAAGCCGCTCGCCAACACCGCAGGCGACATCATCGAGGGCGCGCAGGCGATCGAGGGTGAACTGCGGGCCACCGTGTCGGGCAACCGTGCCACGTTCCCGCTGGCCACGGCCATTGCGGTGACGGGCTGCGTCAATTCGGATTCCTACGCCGGGGCTTCGCCGCATCGGTGGCTCTGTAATGGCATCAGTGCCCAGAAGACAACCGAAGTGGTGAACGGGCAGCAGGTCACCTACTGGCAAGTGTCGGCCGAGCTCTCCTACAAGCCGAGCGGGTACAACCTGTACCTGCCGAATGTCGGGTGGAACTACTTGGATGGCGGCACCAAGAAGCGGGCCACGGTCAAATACAGGGACGAAGCGGGCGTTGAGACCGACGTGGCTTCCGCCAATGTTGTGGCGCTCACGCAAGGCGGCGGCCTGCAAACCTCTGGCGACGTGATCATCTTGGAGCGTCGCGTTAACCCCGCCGTGGCGTTCGCCACCTACTTCGGCACGCCGCCGACATCCTGACGGGGAGCCGCGATGTCACGCAAGCCAGACGGCAAACCGGCGAAGACTGAGCGCGTGACGTTCACGCGGCCCGCTGCGGAGCGGATCGCCAAGGTAGTGCGAACCGTCGAGGGCGGCGACCGCGACCAGCCGGGGATCACCTACGGGTCGGCCCTTGGCATTGCGGGCAAGACCTTCCGCATGGGCACCTTCAGCGGCGAGTGGTCGATTGGTGCAGCGAAGACGGTGACGTTCCGAGGATCGACGGCGACGGTGAGCGCGACGAATCTGTTTTGGCCAATCCCCGGCGGCCCGCAGCGTGATTGCTCAATCGCAAAGGACGGCACGGCGTGGTATCTGCTGGTGCCGCAACTCTACGCTGCCAATGCGGCGACGGCGGCCACGCTCACCACCGCGTCGCTTGAGTTCAAGGCGCTGCCCGTGGTGGCACTGGCGACCTCTAGCACGGCTGTGTTCTCCGTGTCGATCTCCACCTGCTCGACGGCGGCAACATGAGCCTGACGGTGCAAGACGGGAGGCTGGTCGTGCGGAATGGTGCCCTGGGCACGACGCAGGCGTGTTGCTGCGGAGGATGCTCAGGCCCGTGTGAGTCCAATGGCGATTGCGCCCCCGGCTGCGTGTGCGTGGATGGGGAGTGCGTGACGGACGCCTGCGAACCGGGCTACGAGTGCATCGGTACTGCCGATTGCACTCTTTTCGGCTATTGCGAACAAGTCGATGGC